GTAATTATAGCATTTTGTGTTGACATTAGCACGTACATATAGTATATTTATATAATGCCAATTTACGAATATAAGTGCGAATGCAATGACAAAGTAGTTCCTTTTACAATGTCCATCAATGACTACCAGCCAAACCAAGTTTGTGCTGATTGTGGTAAAGACATGCAAAGACACTACACCCCGACTGGTATACAGTTTAAGGGCAATGGCTTTTATAAGACAGATAACCCTAAGTAGTTTAAACCAACATTCTGCTATAATTACTAAGTAAGCAAAAATATTGCATTACTTAGGAGGGTCATTAGTTGACCAGAAACTTAAAGTACTTCCTAACCAGCCTTTTTATAATCGGCTGGCTTTTCCTTTTTGGGCCTAGCATTGCAAATGCTGATGAGCCAACAGTTCAGGTAACTCCAGCCAACCCCTCTTCAGATACCGCCACAGCAACCACTCCTATTACAGTTGAGATAGTTGCAGATAAGGTAGAAGCAGCAGCAGATACATTGCAGACAGCAGCTCAGACTCAGGGTAATGCGATCATAGCAACAGTTCAGGCAAATGTGCCTAATACAACTACTCAGGAAGCAGCAACAATTGCTACGACACAAGAGCCTATTGCAACAGCAGTTGCAGATGCTACAGTCAAAGTTCAAGAAGCAACAACAGCGATAGAGTCTGCTACAACAGCTGTAACAGTTGCAGCAACAGCCCAGGTAGCAGTTGAATCACAAACTGCAGTAGTTGCAGTAGCAACAACAAATCTTAATACTGCTCAAACTAATTTAAATACGGTTACTGAGCAAGTTAAGTCACAGGTTGCTGTAGTTGCTACAGATGTAACTAATCTATCTGCAGCTCAGACTGCCGCAAACAATTCAGCAGTAGAAACAACTACTAATGGGATCAAGGCAACCACTTATGCCTCATCTGGAGGGCAATCGCCAGCACTCCCTGGGGCAAATGCTACACCTCTTTCAACTACAACTGTCCCATATATTGCTAATCAATGGGGTAGTGGGCAGGTATTAAACTCTGGCCGTGTAGACAATGTAATAGTTAAATTTGAAGGAACTATAACTGTACCAGAAGAGGCTGTAGCAGTTAAGTACGCAATACATTCAGATGATGGAACAAAGATGTACGTTGATGGACAGCTTGCTATAAATGAATGGATAGATAAGGGTGGAGGCTGGAGCCAGTATTCTCCAACATATAATACAACCACAGATAAACAACAAAATTTTGTAATCTGGTACTATGAAAATGGCGGAGGAGCAGAAGTTATATTGGGCTGGGGCATTACAAGAGCAGATGGCACTGGGTACTTTACTACACCAACAAGCACAGCATTTGCAACCACAGTGGTAACAAAGGATCCTGTATTAGTTGCAGCAGTTGCTACAGCACAAACAACCCTTAATAATGATACTGCAGTTCTAAATACATTGACTACTCAAAAAGCTACCGCACAAGCAGTAGTTGTTGATAAAACTGAAGTTAAAGCAGTTGAAGTTGCTACATTAAATCAGCTAACAGAAACTGCAACAGCAACAGTCCAGGCAGCAAGTACCCTTGCGAATACAGCAAAAACAAAGGTTGAAGAAGCAGTAACTGCAATGACAAATGCTGCTCAAACTGCTACAAATTATTATGCAGAACAACAGGCAGCAGCAGCATTAGCTGCACAACGAGCTGCAGAAGCAGCAGCCGCACAAGCAGCTCAAGAAGCCGCAGCAGCAGAAGCAAGAGCAGCAAGAGCAGCAGAGCTAGCAGCACAAGCTGAAGCAAATAGAATTGCAGCAGAGGCAGCAATTGCAGCAGCAAAGGCTGCAGAAGAAAAAGCAGCAGCAGAAGCTAAAGCCGCTGAAGATGCACGTATAGCCGCAGAGCAAGCTGCCAAAGAAGCAGAAGCTGCAAAAGCTAAAGCAGAAGAAGAAGCCAGAATTCAAGCAGAAAAAGATGCTCAAGCAAAAGCTGATGCTGAGAAAGCAGAAGCAGAAAAATTAGCTGCAGAGCAGGCTGCAAAAGAAAAAGCAGAGGCTGACGCTAAGCTAGAAGCAGAAAAGAAAGCTAATGAGGAAGCAATAGCAAAGGCAGAAGCAGAAAAGAAAGCACAAGAAGAGGCTAACGCTAAAGCAGAAGCAGATAAAAAGCAGGCTGCTGAGGACAAGATAGCAGCAGAAAAAGCAGCTAAAGAAGCAGAGCAGGCAGCTAAAGATAAAGCAATTGAAGATGCTAAAAAAGCAGCGGAAGCTGGAAAAGAATTGACTAAAGAGCAAAAGACAGAAGTTGCAGCAGTATTAATTGAAAAAGCAATAGAGTCTGGACAAGCAGTTACTGCACAACAGATTCAATCGTCTGGAATTGAATATAAAGATTTGCCACCAGCTACACCAGTAGAAACTAGGCAAGATGAAAATGGCAATTCTGTTGTGATTACAGCAGAAGTTGCAGCAAAGGTAGAATTACTACAAAACCCAAGCGAGCTTCTGCAAACAGCATTTTCTGATCCAGGAGCAGCCCTGCAGGCTCTTGGTAGCGTTGGGGCAGATATGTCTGACGAAGAAAGAGAAGAGGCAACAGATATGGTTGTTGCAACAGTAGTCGCAGCAGGTGCGGCAATTAACGCAGCAGCAGTTGCCACAGGAGGAGCCACTGGAGGTGGCACAGGAGGCGGAGGAAGTTCTGGTGGGGGCTCAGGAAGCAACTCACCAGGTTCACGAGGAGGAAGACGATGGTAAAAAATATAATAAAAGACATGATTGACCAAGCATGGACCCTTCTTGG